CTTCTGATAAAAGAGATAAAACAGATTTTAAAGAAATTCCATTAGGATTAGATTTTGTAAATAAATTAAAACCTACAGAATATAAATTCAGAAAAAATAGAGATACTGAAGAAACTGATGGTAAAAGAAGATATGGTTTTATTGCTCAAGATATTTTAGAACTAGAAGGAGACAATTCAGTTATTATTGATACCGAGCAAAAAGATAACTTAAAGTATAAACAATCTCATTTAGTTCCTGTATTAGTAAAAGCAATACAAGAGCTTGAGGCGAGAGTAAAAGAATTAGAAAACAAATAAATTATGACACTACCAGTATCCGGTCAAATATCAGCAAATGACATAAATGTCGAAGCAACCAGAAGTGGTACAGCGAATGCTCCTTTATCAGGAACAAGCTCAACACCACAAGCAGGATCGCTTGTAAAAATATATGAGGATTCTGGAGTTAACCAATCAGCTCCACATAGTTATTCAGAATTTCATGGAAAAACCTATGCCTCCTCTACAGCCTATGATTCTTCAACTACACAAAACTTTGGTGCGGTATGCTCCGCATCTATAGATCAACTATACTATCATACAGGAAGTGGGGCACAACCAACCACGGGAGATTTTTGTTATACTGACGAGGCTCAAACTTCTCCAATTGCGGCAGGATATTATAAATTTAATTTTGATAAATACACAAGAATAACAAGTAGTGTAGGAGAGTTCACCGGAACAACCAACACTTGCTCACCACCATAAAAATAAATTCATTATCTTTGAGTTAAAATAAGAGATGGCAAAAAAATCTACAGTTACATACGCATGGGACATTCCTCAAATGAATGCCCACATTGAAGCAGAAGGAGAAAACAATGTTATTTATACCGTACATTGGAGATACACAGGAGTATCCAGTGAAAAAATGCCAGGGACAGACACTCATTATCAAGCTACACAAATTGGAGCCCAAGGGTTTACATATGTGCAAGGAGAGCCTTTTGTTCCTTATGCAAATACAGAAGCATTTGAAGATGTGGTTATAGGATGGCTAGATGATGCGTTGGATGTGGATGCCATGAAAGAGAGCATTGCACAGACAATTAATGCTGAGATAAATCCTGTGAATGAAGATTTATATTTTACATGGGAAACTCCTCCAATTCCTCCAGCAGAAGAAGAGGAAGACTAATATTATTTTACTATATTTGTTTTTTATAACTTAAATTAAATTAAATTAAATACAATGGCACAAACAAAAATTACAGAAGAAGAATTAAAAAGATTACAAGGGATGAACCAAGAGTTCACCAAAACAAAATTAGCAATTGCTGATTCATTACTACAACAAAAAGAATTGTTAGGACAAATGGATGATCTAAGGTCAGCATTTAAGATTGATGAAAAAAGTCTAACCGAAAAATATGGAAAAGATGTTTCTATTGATTTGGCTACAGGAGAAATAAAAGAAGCTACACCGGCAGTAAAAGCAGAACCAGTAAAATAATGGCAAAAATAAGTAACACTAGTATCTATCCAAATGTTGATCCTGTTTTAGCGGATTATTTTGTATTGACAGATGCTAATGATGACTTATCTACCAAAACTTGTACTTTAGAATCTGTTCAATCCTTATTTGGATTAGCTGACACTAATGTGACTGTTACTGTTTCATCTGTATTATTAAATGCATTATGGACCCAACCCCTTACATTAATAGCAGCTCCAGGCTCAGGATATGTTTTAAATATTAAAAATATTATTCTGTTTATGGACGCGGGGAGTTTGGTTTATGGTTTTGATGCAAATGCTAGTACGGCGGTTGGAACATATTCAACAGGAAACATAGCTCTGGCAACTTTTAATTCTGCAACAGATATTGTTCTTCCTATTTTTAATGGAGGAGCTGCCGCTATTCCAGAAAATACAGCATTGATTTTAACAGGCGCAGGCACTACATCAGGAGCAGGAAATGGGGTTATGTATATAAACATCACTTATCAGACTTTAAAGTTAGATTCAACATTTTAATTAAATCAAATGGATATTAGGAAGATTTCCATAGGCGCAGACTATAAGTCTGGTGCAATGCACTATATTGTTGGGCAAGAGGTTTTAAATGGCCGTTATCACATTCACTTAATACAAAGCGATTCTACCACCAATTCTTTTAAAATTTGGATACAAAGAAATCAAGAGTTAATTATGTGGAAAGAATTTAAAAATACGATGCCTATTTCTGTAGAATATAATTTAGACTTTTAATGAAATCTCCTCATGCTTTTATAGTTCGCCCCATGAAAGGTAGGCGTTATGATAATATAAAAGAGATTGGAGGAGTAGACTTTATCACCAGTGTATCTAAAGAAGATCATAAAGCATCTAATCGCTTTGCGGAGGTGGTATCAACCCCACTTGATTATAAAGGAGAAATTGAACAAGGAGATGTTCTTTTAGTTCATCATAATGTGTTTAAATTTTATTTTGATATGTATGGGAGAGAAAAAAGCGGAAAGAGTTTTTTTAAAGACGATTTGTTTTTTATAGATCCGGATCAGTTTTTTTTATATAACAAGAAAGGAAAGTGGTGTGGTTATGATAAGTATTGTTTTGTTAAACCTATTCCTAAAAAAGATTTTTATTTAAAAAAATTTGGTGCTAAAGAAGAGCCTTTATATGGAAAAATAAAATACTCTAATAAACAATTAGAAAAATTAGGGGTTAAAGAAGGAGATGAAATATCATTTACTCCTCATAGTGAATATGAGTTTAATATAGAGGGAGAAAAATTATATCGTATGTTTACTGACAATATAACCATGGTAGTATAATGGACATTAAAAAAATAAAAGAAGAGATAATAAAAGCTGGCGAAAAAGCAGTCACACAGTTAATTAAAGTGGCAAAAGAGGATATTATTAAATACGATACCGATGATGAGTTGGCAGCAGACAGACTTAAAAATGCCGCGGCTACCAAAAAACTTGCTATCTTTGATGCATTCGAGATATTAAAGCGGATTGAAGAAGAGAAGCAATTAATAGAAGGAAATGATATAGTAAAAAATAATACACCTAAAGGCTTTGCAGAATCAAGATCAAAATAATTTATACACACCATTATATAGAATAGTGCCCAACAGTGTTTTGGCTATAAAAAATAGAGCACGAACCTGGCAGTATGGGTATAATGAAAAATATAATTTTGTAGTAATTTCTACAAGCGGGCAAATAAAAGATATTATAAACATCAATGGTTTAAATATTGCATTACCGAAGCCTCCTGATGAAATTTATTCTCGATCTAAACAAAAAGAAGAACAATATTGGGAATCCCATATTCTCCCTAAAGAATTAAAACGAGTTCAATCTATATTTCAATGGCACGATGCACCTCCGCAGTTTAAAAATAAATGGGTAGACTATATAGAGAAAGAGTTTGATAAAAGAGAAGAAGGCTTTTGGTTTATGAATAATGGTATTCCTACCTATATCACAGGAACTCATTATATGTATTTACAATGGACAAAAATAGACGTGGGACATCCTGACTATAGAGAGGCTAATAGAATATTTTATTTATTTTGGGAGGCTTGTAAGGCGGACAAAAGAAGTTTTGGAATGTGTTATTTAAAAATAAGACGTTCAGGTTTTTCTTTTATGAGCTCATGTGAAGGAGTAAACACAGCTACGATTACTAAAGATTCCCGAATAGGGGTTTTGTCTAAAACAGGAGCTGATGCTAAAAAAATGTTTACAGACAAGATAGTTCCTATCTCAAATAATTATCCTTTTTTCTTTAAACCTATTCAAGATGGGATGGATAAGCCTAAAACAGAATTAGCCTATAGGGTCCCTGCTTCAAAAATTACAAAGAAAAATATGTATGTAGTAGATGAGCAAGAGCTAGAAGGACTTGATACCACTATTGACTGGAAAAATACTTCTGACAACAGTTATGATGGTGAAAAGCTGCAATTATTAATTCACGATGAAAGTGGAAAATGGGAACGCCCAGAGAATATATTAAACAACTGGAGGGTAACAAAAACGTGTTTAAGGTTAGGGAGTAAAGTAATTGGTAAATGTATGATGGGCTCAACATCTAATGCACTTGATAAAGGAGGAAGAAATTTCAAATCATTATTTGAGGACTCTGATTGTACCAAAAGAAATTCAAATGGTCAAACAAAAAGTGGCTTATATAATTTATTTGTTCCTATGGAA